CGACCTACTAAACCTTGTATATGGCGGTTGTAGTTATTCGGGCTCTGGGTGATCAGTATGAAATCGACGCCTAAGTGGCGATGAGTGTCGAGCGATTGAATATCTGGTGGAACAGGTGTTCCATTCGGAACCATAGGCCAGACTTTTTGAAATTCGTCATAGACGATCAGAGACCCAGGTTTAGCCCACTGGTGCCAGTCTCGAAGACCTTTGCCCTCACCGATTGGCTGGAAATGCCAAGCTCTTTTAGGGTCTTGTGTCCAGTCGCCGCCGCTTGAGATTGGTTCGTGTTCGAGCTGGAGACCGTTAATGTTTGTGTAAACGATGCGGGTTATTTCTTCTGTTGAACCATCATCGTTTTTTTTGGTGACTGTAGTGCCTATGACGGGTTGCAATAATTTTGCAATGGCGTATAAAGTTTTGCCTGCGCCAGGGGTGCCGGTTATGAGTGTGATCATGCGTTATTCCTGCCGAGAATTTGAGTTGAGCGCTGAATCTGCCAAAGCAGGAAACGGGTTGCAATAGCTCCAAGAATCATGCCCATGGCAAGACCTCCACCGGCAAGCAAAAACAGGTTGAGTATATCAACCGGAAGGCCGGAAAAACTGTCTTGAAGCTGATCACGGAGGGCATGCAATATCTGGTCGGTACCAACAATTGACACGACAGAAAGACCGAGAACGGCTAAAACTCGGGCAATAAGGGGCTGGACGAGAGCAGCGAGATATGTGCCGATCTTCATTTACACGCTCCTAAAACCACCGGCGACAATCATCATTGAGGTGAATGCAGCAATAGCCAAAAGCACAGGCCGAAAGTAGCTAGAAATGAATTGACAATAACGTGGCGTATCAAATGCTGTAATCGTGCGCTCGCCGAGAGTAATGCTAACTGGTTGAGGGCATGAACCGCCGCCTAAAAAATGCTCGGGTTCGTATGATACGACTTCCGTTAATGTTTGTATTTCATCAGTAGGAATGTCAAATTCCGGTACGCGAGCACAGGCAAGGACTTCGGGATTGCGGATGCAGAAATCTGATTCGGGGGAAGGATGAGCTGATGAAGCTGGGTCTAAATATGAAACCGGTTCAGTAATGCCATGTGCAGATGTGGTAATCCGTGCTATTGGATTTAGCGAAACGCGCCACGGGTTTGAGGCCGTAGGTGAGGGATTGATCTGCAAAAGTGGCTGGCGCCATTGTTGCGGTTCCGAGTTTGGAATCATTACAGGGTCGGCCAGAGGGACAATTAAAGGGCGAGACAATGGTAGGGTATATGGAACAGGCACTGTACGTGGTGCAGGGTTGATCACAGGTGTTTCAACGGGAACAGGTAAAGTATTAGGAACGATCATAGGCACTTGCGCAGGGGATATTAGAGGTGTAATAAGAGGGACAAATTCTTCCTCAGTTAATTGTCTGGTGACAGGTTGCAGATGTTGTACACAGCCCGAAGGAGTAATAAACCAGCCAGCGGGGCAGTTCGGATTAGTCGTTCTTGTATATGTCCGAGTAACTAAAAAGCCACTATATAGCTCAACGCTAAATGTTATCTCTGTTGTGGTGGGTGTTATCGTGGCTGGTGAAATTCCCGTGCATCTTCTAACATCGGGAATCGTAGGGCAAAACTCATTGAGTGACATATTAGGTGGTATTATGTGACCAGCTCTTTGGAACATAAACCCATCGGAGATTGGGTAATTGTGTACAGGTTCAGATGTTTGTATCCATTGCCCATTGACGAATTCCACAGCCAAGGGCGCTAATATTTGAGCAGCAGCAGCAGCAGTTACAAGAGGATGCCTGAATAGATAGCGTGCGGCAAATCGAGGTGCATTAATTTCTGATATTCGCATGTACACAGGAATTTGTACAGGACGACCACCGACAATCAGTTCAGCAGTAGATCGTGCCGAACCGTCTACCCATTGTCCCTTATATGCAAAGCCGTCAGGAGTATTCGAAAACCCAGGTGGCGGGGATGGTGAAGCAAACCCTGCTGATGCTATTTGAACAACACCCATAGCAGCATAAATAAGCCAGCTGCAAAGAACATTTCGATAGGTGAAGGCATTTTTCATTTCTCCGTGTCCCCGCTGAATAATTCAATTATTTTTCTCAAGCCCCAAATGACAACGATCACAGCGAGAAAGGCATAAAAAAGCGCGAGCAAATCCTCAATTCTTTGCGCGCTTGGTGGGGCGGGTTCGACCTGAACCACAATGGTTTGTGTATTAGTGCTCAAGTCGAACCCCGTTTTTTACCACCAGCCCATTTTTTGAGCGAGTTTGCGAAGGCCCCAGAAGGCGATCAAGGCAACAATGATAGACGTGGCCGCCAATGCCAAATTGGCGCCGGCTGCCGTGATGCCAGCAGTCACTTCGGGCGGCAGGCCAGTAGCAGGCACAGTTGCGAAGGCCGAAGTCGTGCCCAAAGAGACCGCGAGCAGCGCAATGGGCTTTGCGATTTTGGTTGAAAGAAAGGACATAGGATAACCCCTGAAAAGGTGCGAAATTGCACCCCAAGGCCCCCGGTCTTGTGTAGAGGCTATGGGCTGAAATCAGACCTTGGCGGCTGGTGTAGCCATGGTTCTCCTCAATTGAAATTAATAGTCAATCTGATGACGACGTCGAAGCCGGAATCCGTTGGAACAGACACCTCGTAGACCTCACCACCCTGACAGACCCAGCCACGCCGTGAGTCAGCAAGCATGTTGGCGATAACGCTCATCAGACCAGTAACCACGGCAGTGGGTTCGTGCTCGTCGGTGAGCTCGATCGCCATTTCAGGCCCCTGCCCCGGCCTTTAGCGGCTTGAGGCTCACGAGCTGGGTTCGTTGTGTGCGACCGTTGGTAACGATCTCCATTTCGACGTCGGCCTGCAAGGGAAAATGCAGATGCTTGACCGTTTCGTAATTGGTGGAAAGGCCCCAGCCGTACTCAACTGTTGCAGAGCCTTTACCAGTGCCCTTAGAATCGTCCAGATCGGTTTGGACGTAGACTTTCGTCGAATCGTAACCGGTACCGTTCTCCAAAGTGCCTTTGCTGGACTTGATACCTGTGATGGTGACGCGAGAGTTGAACTTCATGATAAAGGCTCCAAACCCGGCAGGTTAAAAGGCGCACAGAGGGCCGGTTCCTCTGTGCTGGAAGAAAAGGACTTGACGGCTTGATTCAGGCCGTGCTTGATGGAAGTGGGCGAAAGGCCGCGCAAGGCTTTGGGTAAAGGGCGGCTAGCGTGTTCGATGACTAAGCGGGTAATCCAGTCGAAGCCAGAGTTGAGGCTTAAATGAACGATGGCCGGGGCCACTGTGCGCTCAATCCAGCGAACCGCTCTCTCAGCGCAGGCTTCGGCAACAACGTGAGCGGTCTTGATGCTGACAGGCTCGATGTTCTGTAGCAGTTCATGGGTATAGTTGTAGGCGCCCGCAAAGTAACCGGCAGGACGGATGATGGCCTCAAGCGGAATGATGCGCTGATGGCTGCGCAGCTCCACTTCGGCGCGCCACCAGGAAGACTCCATGTCACCATACTGGTGGCCCTTTTCGTAGGCGCGAAACATCTTGCCGGACTCGCGTTTACCCACGTAGTAGGTGCGGCTGTGTCCACTGTCCCAGCTCCCGGCGTTTTCCTGAGACGGGCGGCGGTTGCGATAGTCGAAATGGCCGTTCAGGTAGGCTTGACGGACGCCTTCGACGCCT